TTACGCTAATTTTAATCCAGCCTGATTTCCTCCTTGTGTCATGTTTGTGTCATCGCTGCCAAAAATGGCGTCAATTTTCCGGGCATGTTCGCTTAAATGGTTCGGCGCCAGGTGAGCATAACGACGTACCATTTCGATCGACTCCCATCCGCCCATTTCCTGAAGAACGGACAGCGGGACACCGGACTGTATCAGCCAACTCGCCCAGGTGTGCCGGAGGTCGTGAAAGCGGAAGTCTTCAATCCCGGCCTTCCTCAGCCCGATATACCATGCCTGGTTATCGTCAACGCGCATTTTCCTCACTGCCGGTGTTATCGTTCCGTCTGGCCGGTGCTTGGGCTTAGTGTGAACGAAAACCCACCGCGAACTCTTCCCTATCTGATCCCTTAACACCCTGCATGCGGTATCATTCAGAGCGACGCCGATAGCCTTGCCCGCTTTTGCGTTCTCTGGATTAACCCATGCAACCTTTCTCTGCATATCGACCTGCTGCCACTCCAGATCAAGAATGTTGGAGCGGCGCAGGCCGGTAGCCAGGGCGAAGATAACCACCGGTTTTATGCTTTCCGGCATGCACTCAATCAGCCTTTCGGCCTCATCTCGCGTGAGCCAGCGTATGCGTTTACTGACAGGCTTCTTTGTCTTGATGACCGGAGCTGTCTTAATCCAGCCCCAGTCATTCGCCACAGCACGCAGCAATCCGCGCATGAAGGAGAGGTGCTGGCTCTTTGTTGCCTGGCTCACGGGCTTTGCTACGTATGGAGGCGGCTCCTTTCCTTTCCGCACCGCAGAATCACGTCGCGTTTGCCAGATGCGAAGATGTCGGCGGTTGATCATCTTCGAGACCGCATCATTAACCTGTTCGGCGGTAATGGTGGAGATGTCGCGCCCGGCGAAGTGCTGCAGGAAAAACTCGATCTTTGTCCGGTCATCGTCCAGTGACCGCTTATCTTCCTTCTCGCGCAGCCATCTGATGCAGCACTCCTCAAACGTCCTCGCCGGTAAATCACCAATCTGATCCACCCGCCACGCTTCAGCTTTTAACTTGTCGTGCAGTTCCTGCGCTTGCTTTTTGTCCCCCGTACCAAGAGATCGTCTAATTCTTTTCCCTGACGGCGTAACGAAATGACAGTGCCAGACGCCGCCCCTGAGGGTGATTGACATAAAAACTCTCCTTTATGTTCACCCGCGCTCGCTGCAACAGGATCGCGCCGGGCGTGTAAATACGCAATACAGGCCGCATCGGTTGTGCGGTATTTGTTCCCGATCTTCTGCCCGGCCAACTGACCGGAATCAATCAGCCGGTAAATGGTGCGAGGAGACACGATCAGGAATTCCGCCGCCTGCTGTGCGGTGATTGGCTTTTCAGAAACCATGGTTTACTCCAGGCAAAAAGAAGCCGCCCGCAGGCGGCAAACATCAAGGGATGATAGATAGGTCTTATCGGTGCTCAGCACCCAACAGGCGACTCAGTGAATCGCCTGTAAGTTGCGTCAGGCGATTGGCGGTTCGGGTAGCAGTTGCCAGTGCGTGAAATAATTAAGCGGCTTAGGTTCTGCTTCAGCATTTGCAGAGAACCACATTACTTCGTCTGAAAGATGGTCGTACTCAATGAAGTGAGTGTCTACCCAAGTTGTATCATCAGTCGCAACGATTACGTATTCGCCATCCTCTGGCATTCGTTCACTACACAAAATCCACTCCATCACATCCCCCTCTGCTTACGCATAAGCTCCAAATCAGCCTGACAACTGGTGCATGTTTGGCAACCCGGAACGGCAGCGCGCCGCGGTGCGGGAATTTTCTCCCCGCACTCTTCGCAATGCTCAGCCGATACGGCGTTGCGGTCGATGCGGTGAGCGGAAAGGGCAGCGTTACGCTGAAGTTCTTCAATCTCTGATGCGTTATCGATGATGTCAGCCATTGCGTGCTTCCTGCGTTTCTTGGCGGCCCGGCGCGCTGCTGCGATGCCAGTCTTTCCACCGCTCACCGGATAGCTAAACCCGGCATAAAGGGAAGGGGTCAGGGTGGCGATGCTCCACGATTTAACCGAAGCCATGACAGCCAATGCGATGGATATTCGTTTCATGGGTGCTCCCGGAACTGTTGGTTAATACGGTTGAAGGTGAACGCCAGCAATAAAAAAGGCCGCTTTAGCGACCTGGTGATTTTTGCTTTCATGCGGCACTGCCTTTTTCCAGTGATGAGAGGTATGATTTGAATGCATCAACGTCATGCGCGGCCGGATAGACTGATTTCGAATCCAGCACCCAGGAAACGCGATTCTCTCCACCAGGGAAGCTGAAATGAACGCTAATCTCGCCCTTCCAGTTATGATTTGCGGTGACCTCGCTAATGCCAGGGAATTTCACCATTGCTGCTGTAACAGCAGAGCATTCAGCATCTTCTTTTCGCTTGCGCTCAATTTGGTAATCTCGATCACGGTCTATGCGCAGAGCATTGCAGTGGTTTGAGCAGTAAGCAGTATCTCCGTCCCACACTCTTTCTTCCGTGTCGCTATAGACGTGATGACTGCAATAGCCACACTCCGTCCACCAACCAAACTCCTCAACCACAACTCGAACTGGAACGCTTCCCTGCGAGGCGTATTTGTCTGCTCCGGGCATCCGCTTGCAGGTTACGCAATTAAACTCCTCGTCCAGTTCTTGCGCACCCTCACGACGAGCCGCTACATTGCTGGTAGCAAAGCGGATAACACCATATTCTTCACCCTGGACATGGTACGCTTTCATGACATTAATTTTCTCGCTCATGATTCCACTCCATAGCGCCCATTCATGCGCCCAATTCTGCTAACGAATGCCACTAGGCTGACGCCCATCGGCTCTATCTTTGCGTGATGCTTTTTGAGGATCGGCGGCACCACTGAATTCCATTTCGGCTTTGGCCGGGCTTTCATTGCCTGGCGGATTTCGTACACGCATTTACGGCCCTGCGCGCGGATGGCGTTTTCGATTTCTGGTGTCATCGTTACGGCCTCTGCGTTTCTCTATATGCCCTGATGAAGTAAGCCGCCGCCTGGGCATTGATGGCGTTGCCGTAGCCCTTTAATCTGCCGACGCGGTTGCTGCTTGCCATTCGAGCCACTGTGGGCTGCACTCGTCCCAGGCGCGCGGCAGCCCCATCAACCAGCGGGAATGTGCCGGGTTCAACTGGACGCCATTTGCCATCTCGACATAAGAGCCAGTCCGCATCTCGCCAAAAACCGTTAACCTCAAGGGTCCGGTAATCCCTGCGAAGTCCTGCAAACGTTGCTGGGTCTTGCTGCCGTCCTGCCGATACATGTTCATTGCCGCATCCACCGATGGCGATCGAGTGTTGCTCGTTGTCGGCGTTGGCCAGCCCATCATGAACGCCTGCCTCGGCAACTGGTCCAGTCGCTCCTTTCCGTCCCTCTGCGCTGTCATCCCCGATGAGTCCTTCCAGTCGCGTGACGTTGGGGTTACCCATGCCGCCAACACTGCAAAGTCCTGTAAGTTTGGTTGACGACCAGCTTCCTTCCTCGCCATTACCTTTACCCAATCCTGGTAACAGTTTTTGACGTTGCTCGCCAGCGGACTCGGCCACCCAGTAAGCCCGCTCTCTGATGTGCGGAGCACCGATGCCCGCTGACGTAAACGGCACAAGCCCGAAGGCGTATTCCATTCCTTCCAGATCTGCTTGTACAAGGTCGAACCATGCGTTTGCGTTACCTGCTGCAACCTGTTCGCCAAAGACATGCTGAGGTCGGCACTCGCTGATGAGGTGGAAGAAGGCTGGCCAAAGGTGCCGCTCGTCTCTAAACCCATCGCCTTTGCCTGCCGCGCTGAAAGGCTGGCACGGGCAGGAACCAGTCCAGACTGGTTTATTGTCAGGCCATCCGGCGAGGCGGAGGGAATGGGACCAGACGCCGATCCCGGCAAAGAAGTGGCACTGGTTAAATCCACGGAGGTCATCAGGTGTGACATCTTCAATACTCCTTTCATCGACTTCGCCCGGGGCGATATGACCGCCGGCGATCAGGTTGCGCAGCCATTGAGCTGCAAATGGGTCGATTTCGTTGTAGTAAGCTGCTGGTGTCATGCTGCCTCCGTCTTCACAACGTCGATGGCGCAGCCGGGTAGCAATTCAACCGCAGCGGTGGCGCACTGATTTCCCCAGTGCTGCCAACCTGCCGCCGCGCTACGACTGAATAGCTCAATCCGAGGGACATCCCCGTAAAGCAATTCAAGGCGGTGGCGCACTTCCCACGGTTTTTCGCTGTGCGCGCCGAGCGGGCTGTATACCACTTGCTTAATCCCGGCGTGCTTTCGCTCCAGCCCGCAGCCGCGGGTGGCAATCAGCAGATCTTCGGTATTGGCACGGGTGTGGTTGCCGCCGTTCATCCGTGTCTCGGCGTTAAGCAGATCGAGGAAGTCATAAAAGTCGCTGACCTCACCCTCGGCCAGCGCCTTGTTGATGCGCAGCTCGGCATTCTGATTCAGCTTCACCCAGGTAAAGCCTTTCATCGTGCGAACTGTGAAGCCCCACGCCTCGGCCAGTTCTATCGCCTCCTGGTTATGCGTGCCGGTGTACCACATCGCCAGCACCGCGTTTTCGGCTGCAAGCTCCCACACCGGCAGACGCTTGATGTCGATTAGCTTCATGGTGGAGTAGTGATCGGCTGCGGCGCCGTTGCTGATAGTGTTGCCGTAAGACCAGGGTGGGTCGGCGTAGATGAGCGAATATTTTCCGGTCATAGGCTCTCCCGCTTATTCAACTCTTCAGCCAGTCGCTGCGCTTTAAATGGGTTCCTGACAGGAGAGAGGCCGGGATATACCCAGCCTCTTTGCATTACCGAGTAGATGAGAGTTATTCGGCCTACTCGGATGTTGTCGTGTGCGTGCTTCATCGCCATTGCTCTCCGAAAGTGAATCCGATCTCCGCCAGCGCCTCATCCATCTTTTGGATGAAATCCGGCACCATCTCGTCGAAATCAGCCATAAACTGCGGATCACGTTCGACGACAACGTGATGAATGCCTTCGCGCTTCATGCGCGGGTCGTAGTTGGCAAAGAACCAGGCGTTCTTGCCTGTAACCCACATGCTGTACTGCACCTGCGCCATGTAGGCAGATTTGATGGCTTCGAAGCCGCCGAGACGGAATTTCATAAAGTCGCGTGAGGTGAATGGGCATTTCAATTCGAGGCCGAAATCGTTACTGCATAGGCCGTCAGGTGAGCACGCAGTGCGCATGCTCTCGTCACGAAACAGGATCGGCGACTCAATGACGGTCACGCCCGTAGTAAATTCGAATAGCGCGCGCGCATCTTCTTCATACTGCTTTCCCCAGGCCAGCGCCTTGGCATTAACTTCAGGAGACACACCCGTACAGACCTCTGCCAGGAGCGTGTGGAAGTAAGACATTTTCATATCTGTCCACTTCTTACCGGATCGCGGCTTTGAAATGACGTTGTGCACTTCAGAGGCAGTGATAACGCCGAGGCGCAGCTTGTGCCACGCCGCGTCACCCTGCTCGATGGTGGTTACGTCAATACCGGTACGCGCGAGGATGATTTCTGGTGTCATGCTGCTGCCTTCTGCCTGAGGAACCCGAGAGCCTTAACGCCTTCCGGTTCTGTCAGGTCGGCGGGCTGCGAAATAGGTCGTTTGAAGATGCGTGAGCAGAGCGGGAGAAGATGCTCGTCCCATGTCTTATCCAGCGAGACGAGCAGGTCGTTAATCTGTTTCTGCGTGATTTCGCTAAGCGGCGTTATATCGCGCTCTGGCTGACGCTCTGCTGCAAAGTTGATACCTTCTTCGCCCTCAGTGTTAACGTGGTCGATAGCGGCATCCAGTCGCTCACGACGCGGCCAGTATTTCGCGGCCTGCTTAACTACCGTCTTGAGGATCATCTGCTCCTCATCCGTAACCCACGGGCATTTTTTGCTGTTGTCAGATTTATACTTCTTCCATGCTTCTGACCGGTCTCGGATAGCGAAAATGGCATCAATGCGCATGGTATGGGTCAGGTAGTCGCCATCGTCTGTCTTGATGACGACATAAGCGCCTACGATGTCGCCGCGCTGTTCAGCGGTGTCGAAGTCGTTATAAATATGGATCGGCGGCTTATCGAGTCCTTCGCGTCGGAACTGATCATTCTTACGGACGATTGCAGACTGGCACCACTTAATCGCCCCCGACTGCTGGGCAATATGCATGAGACCCATATAACTGATGTCGAGGCAGATAGCGCCCTTGCGCGGTACCAGATATGCCAGCTTCTGCGCAGGGTTAAGAGATATACCAATGCCCGCTACGTTCATTACTGCGCTGCGGGTGCTTACCGGGTTGGAAATGGCGACCTTCGCCAGAAAATCGTTATTCGCGAAGATCTGCATCGCGAACTCGGATTCTCGTTTGAAATTAATTGAAGGCTCAGAGCAAACCTGCTCGAACTCTGCTTTCAGAGGGTTAACCAGATCAAAGACCTGGTTGATAATTTGCGAAGCCATTATTGCTCCTCGTCGATATTAATCTGGTGCCTAGCGATAACTTCAGCCATATAACGTGCGTGGGCTGCCATGCGCTCCTGAAAATCAACGTCATCTTCAAAAGCGCGCATGATGGCCTTGGCGCTGGCGCCACAACGTTGCAACTGGTCAATGCACAGCGACTCGAAATGTCCAAGCCCGAGACCTTTTTCCAGATCATCAGCCAAGTCGTTTTCTTTCTCTTCGCGGGCGACCTGATGGTAATGTCGTGTCCAGGCCTGCGCCTCGATACGGTCGTGGGTGAGATATGCGCTCATAGGCACCTCAGTAGTGAATTTTTGCGCGCGGTACCAAGCCATCTTTCAGCGCCGTCAGCACTTCAATGGCCTGTTCGCGGGTTAGGGAGGTATTCGCCAGAAGGGCGTTAACGATTTCGGTACCGACAGTTTTGCGGTGCTTAACGTCTGCTTCGCGTTTCGCTGTTTCGTCTGCAATGCGCTGCTCTTCAGCCAGGCGGGCAGCTTCTTTGGCTTCTGCTTCGCGCTTGATGCGATCGGCTTCTTCCTGTGCTTTGCGCTGCTCGGCGGCGATAGCGGCCTGCTTTTCACGCTCAGCGCGCAGTCGGGCCTCTTCGGCTTCACGTTGCGCACGCTGCTCGGCTTCAATGCGCTGGCGCTCGGCGGCTTCTGCGCGGGCTTTCTCTTCAGCTTCCCGGCGGGCTGCTGCTTCAATCTCTGCACGGTGGCGCTCTTCTGCTTCGCGCTGAGCCTTCTCGGCGGCTTCGCGTTGCAGTTGCTCATCACGCTCGCGCTGTGCCTGTTCTGCCTGGCGGCGCTGCTCTTCGCGGTCGCGGTCGAAAGCATCGTTCATGAGCAAAGCCATTTCATGGTCGGCAGCGATGCTTGCGGCGAGCTGGCGATCGAACTCGTCGTTCATCTCCAGCGCTTCGACGTGCAGCGCGTTCATGGCTTCTTCTGCCTTGATGCGCTCCTGCTCGGCTTCCCACTCGGTGAGTGGGCGGCGCACCTCATCTTTCAGGGCATCGAGACGCTCACGTACAACGCGGCGGCTTTCGTCGATCTGCTTCGGCAGCGCCTTAAGCTCAGCCACAAGGTCTTTGCCGGCGTTGTCGATGTAAGTTTTCGAGCGCGCTACCTTGTGCGCCATAGAAGCGATAGCGTCGCGGCCCTTGCGGGTTGATACGTCCGGCACCAGGCTGCGGGCCTCTTTCTCGATTTGCTCAATAATCGGATCGAGCTGCTCCTTTGTGGTGAACACGGCCATCGCGTTCTGCTTTTCAATGACGACTAAATCCGTTACTTCGCTCATGGCATCTCCTGAAATTTGGTTGTGCGTCGCCCGGCTGCGTGAAGCCAGCCAGTCGGTTGATAAAGGGGAATCAGTGGATCAGCGTTTATGCCACTCGTTACAAATATCCATCGCAGCGTGGCACTGTTTGACCGTAAACCATCCGAAGTGGCATTCTTGGGTGGGAATGCCCATTTTTTCAGCCAGCCACTGATAAGCTTCGGTGCGAGTCATATCGCCAGACTTCCAGATCCGCTCGAACGGAAGTTTGCAGTTTTTGCGGGCATCGCGAGTTTGCTTATCTGCCAGGGTGCCGAGTGGTATAGCTGTGAAAGGGTGAAGTCCAACATAAGCACCGCAACATTCGCAGAGGTAGACGTAAGGCCAGTCGCTAAAATCACGTCCATACAGCTCTTGATGCGTACCTATTCGCACATTGCCGCCACACAAGCGACATGCCAAGGGCGCTGGCAATGGATTCTTTACTCTGGCAGTGGCCTTTCTGCTTGGGTTAGCAGGAGTTTTGATTTCCATATCTACCTCAGTGGATCAGCGGCTCACCGCGGCCATCGAGCAACACGTCGATAACGCAGTCGTTAATGCGAAGGACTTCAGCGTCGGTGTGCAGGTACACCCAGCAGCGCTGGTGAATGACTGCTGAAACGCGGTAGGTGCGACCGCCGAACATCGCCATCATGCCAGGCTTAAGACACTGGCGGATGAGTGGGGTAGTGCCGTAATGTGCGATCATCGCTTGACCCCCTCTACATGACCGAAGCCAGCAAGAATCATGTTTTCACGATTCATGGTAAAAGCGTTGCGCGGGCAGTCCACTTGTGACAGCCGCCAGATATAACCGCAGCCAAGCTTGGTTACTGAGTACTGCGTGCCTTTGTGAGTGACGATTTGCTGCATAATTTCCTCCCGGACTTTCCCGGCGTCAGAGCTATTAACCTTTGCGCATAAAAAAAGGCGGTGGATGGCCGCCTGTGGTTGTCATAACTGAGTCGCCTCGGTGAAGCGACTGAGGTATGAAAAAAGCCGCTGGTTAGGCGGCCTGATTTGTCCATTCGCGTGCATTGCGGCGATTCATCCATGCCAGCTTTACCCACAAATCGTGGAAGCCATCACCCTTCACCGTACTTTTGCATTTGACCCGGTAGCGCTTGTAATCATCGCCACATTCAGCTGCGTATTTCAGCGCTGTGATTGCCATCGCCTTACCCTCTGTAGTTACCCGCTGACGCGGGAGAAATTCTTTGTAATGCAGCGCCGGATGCTTATCTCCCGGTTGCCGTCGTGCGGCTGCAATTCACTGCATTAGAAAGCACTTCGATATAGCCGGGACAAGCCCGGCGTTGTCGTTTTCAGCCGTCGCTGTTGCCTGTCACATAAATCCTCCGATGCCAATCGCCGCGTGTGTGATGGTTGGCAGCGGCTAGCCACTAGAAGTATTGCCCTTGTGGGTGTGAGAAATGCTTTGTGGTGGAGTGCTCCGGATTCGAACCGAAGTTTTCATGGGTGATCAGTCCATGCAGGCCCAGCCACACCCCACTACAAAACATTCCGTTTTGTGCACCCGACATTGTCCGCCGCGCGCCCGGTATGCCATGACCCCTTAAGGTCTGGAGATAGCGGGGAACTGAGTTATGCGAATCTCTTCGCTCAACATCAGGTGCAATGAATAAGTTGTTAATGTGCAGGCTGACTCATGTCTGCCGCGGCTTAACTTCCGGTGGCCGCATCGCTGTGTTGTCGCGATGGGTTGATTAAAAACCATAGTTGTTTTGCAGTCAACAACAATAGTTGTATTAATTGTTGATATGGTTTTATTTGGTTGTTTTTGCTGGTTATTTATTTTTATCTATTTACGATGATATGCTCAGAAAAACATCAGAAAGGGCTTTGCGATGGATGCTGACGAAGAGAAAGTGAACATGATGGTGTACGCGATGGGCCGTGCGGTGATGGAGCTGGCGCTGGCCGACCAGCCGATTACTCAGCAATCGATCATCGACAAGCTGGAGCAGTTCCGCAGAGATACCGGGAACGTGATAGGGAAGGGCGTAAACAGGGATGCAGCTGAGATAGTGCGGAAGGGTAGCAAGGCGGTTTAAGGGGGGATCGAGGTGATTACCCACTGGTCATAGATGGGTGAAGCTTATAGCAGTATCCGATACTATTCAATCACTTAAAAATTATGTTGGGTGTTCTCCAGGCGGGGATCGGCAGACAAATAAAACCCGGCGCGATGGCCGGGTTAATTATTTACTTTCGCTATTTTGATGGGGATTTGGTGCTTGCTGAGAAGGGGCAGAATTTACAACAATAGTTGGTTGCTGGGTAGGCTTAATGGCTGTTTTATTGGAAAAAAATATCACGGCGGAAAGAGTAACCGCGCAAATACTTATCACCAAAGAAACGATCCACTGTGCTTGTGTAAGTCTCTTCTCTGTTGCATCCGCTCGAGACTCAATTCTATTCAGTGCTTTTGATATATCAGCAAAACTTTCGACATATGCCGTCCTAAAGTTTGCCATTTCAGTTCGCATAGAAGAAGCAACTGACTCAACCTCAGCCTTGTTTTGAGCTAGCTTTGCCGTCAGCTCCTCTCGACTAACTGTGCTCACATTAACCTCCAGTAAGCCATCATTGCCTTGTGCCGTGTTACTCGAATAAGTATGAATATGCTTGTCTTTTTCAAGACCTGATGCATGGTTTTCACTTATTAGTACAGACTCTTGGGCAGACAAAGCATAATGATCCATACCATACGGATGGAGCGTTGTCGCTGCCAGTGTAGCACTCATCACCAGTGCAGGCATAGCCGTACCTTTAGACGATGAAGGAGTTACTACCCTGTCAAATGGTTGAGAAGCTATTCCTTCCATAATCCGTTATCTTTGAGTGCTGCTTGCAATGACTTGCACAATGCTACTGCCTGATCGGGACTAAGCGCGATAGCATTTTGAGGTATCAAATCAACGCGAACCTGAAAACCATCTTTTCCAACTTCACCATCCGAAAGAGCATGTGTAAATTCATGCGCATAGCAAGTAACTATCGCATTAGCTTTATCTGGAGTGACTATGACAGATGTGGCTGTCATATAAGTCGGCTTAAGGGTTATATCTTTAGGGTTCATTTGTTGCTCCATGTTTTCAATAGCCATGAACATTATCGTCCATTTTATGAAATAATTTATGTTAGATTTTTGAAATTTAAAAGACCATCAAATGTAGCTATGGTCGGTCACGATATGCTGCCTTCAACCCATACATGACATTCTTCAAACGTCGTATACAGTTGGCTTGTTTTGAAAGCATCAACAGCTTGGAAGATCCTTGATGTGCAATAGTTTTTCTACACAAGCCGCAGCTTAGTCTCTATAGCAACACCGAGTACCAGAACACGCGGCCTATGATTTCGACTTCATCTTCTCTGGCTTCTTCATCATCCCGGTTAAAGCTGCGAATCGTCAGTAAGCCACCCGGCTTGCGATATAGCTGCTTAATCCGCTTGAGTTGTCCGGTGCCGCCATCGGCTTGACCAATAGCGTAAAGCTTGCCGTCGACTATACGTTTATTGTTTGTATCTACAGCCACTGTCGTGCCATCCGGGATAATTGGCTCCATGCTGTCACCGGTTGCAGGGAAGCAAAGCACGCCAGAGCCGTCTGTGTTGGCCCCGACGCGACGAAGCGTTGCCTTGGAGAACCTCAGTTTGAATCCGTTGTGATCCTCGTTATGAACGCGCCCGTCACCACAGGCAAACTCAATATCCTTAAGAAACGGCACTTCCACCTCATCATCCGGGAGCGGTGTATTTTTGTCCCAGGCGTCAACGGTGCCCCATTCAGACTCGGGAGGCAAAGCCTCGCCTTGGGCTGAAAGAAGCATCTCTCCTTCTCCAGAACCCAACCACTCCGGTTTCACCTTAAGCGCATTGGCAAGGTCGACCAGCTTTGTTGTCTGGTAGGCCTTACCGCTCTCAATTTTCTGAATTGCGGCTTGGCTGACCCCAATGAGTTCTGCCAGAGCTGACTGAGTCAATCCCCGGTGTTTGCGCGCGTATTTAAGTCGTTCAGCAAGTGTTTTCATTTTCATAATTTACAACCACGGTTTTTAGTCAGCAAATGAAAATGGTTGTTGACTAAATACAACTATGGTTTTATTCTTCCTTCATGTTAACCACGGAGGTTGTTATGAACCCAGTTATTAAAACCGCGATCGATATCGTCGGTTCTCAAAAGAAGCTGGGCGACGCCTGCGATGTATCGCAGCAGGCGGTTTACAAGTGGCTGCACAACAAAGCGAAGGTGTCCCCTGAGCATGTGAACAGCATTGTTGCCGCAACTGGAGGCGAGATTGAAGCGCACCAGATTCGCCCTGATTTGCCGGCGTTGTTTCCACAGCGCCCTGCAGCTTAAGCCGTACCGCTCTTTAACAATCAAAACTCAAATTTAAACCGGCTGATTCGTCAGCCGAATCAACTAATCACAAAGGAAGTATCGCAAATGGAAAGTTCAACAACACGCAACAAAGCGGAGGCGCGGCGGATAGAGAGCTGGTTACACAGCCAGATTGCAGAGCTGGGCGCAACGCGCATCGCAGAACTGCTTGGCGTCAACAAATCGACCGTGAGTCGGTGGCGGGAGAACCTGGTGCCGAACATGTCTCTGCTGTTGGCAATTCTGATTTCTAACCGTGAAGGGGAAAAGGGTCAGATGGAGGCCTAAACACCATGAACCACATCGAATTTATCGAGAAGCATGTGCGCGATGAACTGATTAAGCAGGGATTCACCGTAGCGGTGGCTCAGGGGGGGGCATTTCAGGCCGTCGATATGTACAAGCGTATGTCACAGGCAAGTCGTAAGGGGAAGATTTTCGATGACGTGTTACGACACGCAAAGCTTTGGGCGGAGAAGCAGCAGGTTCCGTCAGACAAGTTCGAAAAGAAGCGTGTTAAGCGCGTGCAGCAGCCTGGACTGCTCTGAAATGGCGAAAGCCGCGGTGCTCGAACACCAACGGCTTTCAGGTGGAATTAACTGGATCAATTCACAGGAGCAATTATGGCAAACACTGCCGAAGTAATCAATTTCCCTGTGCCTGACGTGGCACTTAAGGAGCCGCGCGTGGCAGATCTCGACGATGGATATACCCGCATCGCTAACGAGCTGCTGGAGGCCATTGCAAGTGCAGATTTGACCGCCCGCCAGTTGAAATTAATGCTGGCCTACGTCCGTAAAACGTACGGCTTCAACAAGAAAACAGATCGCATTGCTGATGAGCAAATTGCGTTGCTTACAGGGCTGTCCAGGCAGAACGTAAACAAGGCGAAAAAAGAGCTGCTTTCAATGAATTGCCTTTTTATGGACGGCTATCAGATCGGCGTGAACAAGGAGGTTTCTTCATGGCGATTCAGCAAGTGTCTCCAAGTTAGTAACTTAGTCTCTAAACCAGAGACAAAAGGTGTCTTTAAGTTAGAGACAAAGCAAGTCTCTAATCCAGAGACACACAAAAGACATTCTTTAAAGACAACTAAAGACAATATTAATAAACCCCCTAAATCCCCCAAAACGGCTTCGTTCGATCCATGCGCTGTCGAACTTCCTGAATGGCTCTCCCCGGCGGTCTGGAAGTCATGGGTTGATTACCGTCGCGACCTGAAGAAGGCCATCAAGTCGAAACAGACGGTAACGCAGGCCATCAACCTGCTTGAGCGCTGCAAGAGCAACGGCTACCAGCCTGAAGAAATTATCAACCAGAGCATCGCTAACGGCTGGCAGGGTTTGTTTGAGCCCAAGGGCGCCCGACAGACCTCCCGCGTTCCGGCCCGGCCTGCTGAGAACTTCGCCGGTAAAGACTATGGCGAGACTGAAATCCCATCGTGGGCGCAGGAGTGAGCATGGATATCAACGAGAAGATTTCCGGCCTGGAGAAAAAACTGGCCGAGCTCGGGCAGCCTCCGCTGAATATCCCGCACTCGAAAGTTGAGTTCTCGACCGGTATCTGTGAAGAGCACGGGGAGTACGAGCAGCGCAACCGCATCTCAACCGGACCAGTGCGGATCCCTACCAGGCCGAGTGAATGCCCGCAGTGCATGCGCGAAGAGCTGAAAATGCTGATCCGCGAACGTGACCAGCAGGACAAGCAGGCCCGCGTGCGGACGATCGAGCGCCTCAAAGGCGAGCTGCATATCCCCGAGCGCTTCGCTGATTGCACCCTGGATAACTACGAGACGGTGTGCGATGAAGCGGCCCGCGCGCTGCGCGTCTGCCAGGCATACGCCAGCAAGTGGCCGGAGCGTCTGCGCCGCGGTGGCGGGATGGTGATGTGCGGCAAACCGGGTACCGGTAAAAACCACCTGGCGCTGGCGATCGCCAAGCGCGTCATCGAGGAGCACCTTTCGACGGCCGCCTTTACGACCGCTCTGAAAATCGCCAGGGAGTTTAAATCCACCTGGTCGAAATCATCGACGCGTACCGAAGACGAAGTGATCAAGCAATTCACCCGGCCCGACCTGCTGATCATCGATGAGGTTGGTGTGCAGTTCGGCAGTGACGCTGAAAAGCTGATCATGTTCGAAATCATCAACACCCGTTACGAAAAAATGAAGCCCACCATCCTGATAAGCAACCAGAGCAAAGACGAACTGGCCGCATTCATCGGTGAGCGAGTTATTGACCGAATGAGTGACGGCGGCGGCTGCACGCTGGCCTTCACCTGGGACAGCTACAGGAGCAAATCATGAAGGCTAAAGAGGCGATCGCCGAGTACCTGAAGACCCACGAAACATTCTGCTTTGCCGAAATTGCATCTGCCACCGGTCAGTCGGTGACTGCAATCAGCCAGGCAGCAAACAGGATGTTCCGCGCCGGTGAGCTGGTAGTCGACAAGAAAGTATGGCGAACGGTCTGGTACCGGATGCCTGATGAAGCGGAGCGATCAGGAAAGGTGAGCACCAACCGGATTTTTCAGGAGTGTCGCAACAGCGAGGCGATGAAGCGGGTACTGGCGGTTTACGGGAGAACACAGGCATGAATCAACGCGAAAAATTAGCATCTGAAAACGGCATGGCAATCGAATTTGTGAACTGGTTCTTCGACCACAAAAAAGATGGCTGCGGGAATGTCTGGTTCATGATGATGGCTGCAATGTGGGAAGGGTGGAGTGCACGGGAAGCGCAGGTTAAGCAGCTGACCGATGCCAACCAACAATTGCGTGATGAAACGCTGAAGTCGACCAGCGCGCTTTACGATGTGGTGGCTGAGAATGTCGGTATGGATTCATTTGTCGAAGCGATGCTCGCTATCGCATGGCAAGGGGGTTCTGCCGATGGTTCAGATATTCAGGAATTAGCGCTGAAGTGCGGTCTCATTCGGCAGGAGGTCTACTGCGCCGACGAGCACGAAAACCTGGTAGATGACCCGGGTAATTTCGAAGATGGCGATGCGCTTTACTTCCGCATAGAAACCCCCGCCACCGACCCCATCCTCGCCCTGCTGGCAGAGCGTGACGCCGACAAGAAGCGCATCGCTGAGCTGGAAGCCCGTACGGTGAGCGTTAAGTTGCCGGAAACAAGCGTGGGGGAGGCTGGTGATTTCGTCAGTAATGCTGAGGTTGTTTCACTCCGCGACCTGCGTAACTTGTGCGACCGCGCTGGCATCAAACTGGAAGTGGGGGAGTAGGTATGCAGCTATCTCCGCTATCCACAATCCGATGCCTCATAAAAGGGCATAAATTCGAGACGCTGCTGATTAGATGCAACGGGGCTCATCTTATCTGCCATTACTGCGGCATGGAAATATGGCGTCCAGTATCGCCGAACGATGGTGATGTTATTAAAACAATTAAACGGGAGGCCGTATGACAGCACAACTTAGCCGGGAGCGTCTGGAAGAGAAACTGCTTGAGCACATCAAACACGGCGGGGATTCCGAAGAAGAAACGATGATCCGCATGCTGCTGGCGGGAATGGACGCGAAAAGTCGGAAACTATTCACATGCACTGGCTGCGGTGCGGAAGGCCTCGACGAGCCGCTAGAGTCAAAATGTCACTGCAATGAAGATGGCGCGCATTGGGTGCAAAGCGTTGTGTTCACGGCACCGCCAGCGCCGGTGGCTGTGCCTGATGAGCGTGAAGCTTTCGAAGCGTTTATGGAAGAAAAATTCAAAGACAGCATCGACCGTAAGCGCGTGTTGAACGGCGATCAGGGATATTTTGCATGGGATATGATTGTCGCCTGGATTGTCTGGCAAGGTCGCGCCGCCATGCTCAAGGCCGGGCCTGTAACGGCGGCTACGGTGCCAGATGGCTGGAAGCTTGTTCCGGTTGACCCGACAGAAGCCATGCTGAACGATGCTGATGCCTACAGAGCAATCACACTGAAGGATATATGGTCGGCGCTTCTCGCCGCAGCACCGGCAGCGCCTGACCAGGAGGTGTGAGGTGGCTAATCTGCAACTGGCTGTAAATGGCGAATACTTCGACCAGATGAGGAGAGGCGAGAAGAAGTTTGAGTATCGACTGCTCAATGATTACTGGCGCAAGCGCCTGGTTAATCGGGAATATGACCGGCTGATTATAACCCGCGGCTATCCGCGAGCTGATGATTCCAGTCGTCGGATTGATGTCCCATATCAAGGGTACAAATTGCAGTCCATCACTCACCCTCACTTCGGCCCCGATCCGGTCAACGTATTCGCAATAAATGTGAATATCGATGCCTAACCCATTCGACGCCGTGAAACTAAACGTCAAGCAACATTTGATTTAGCATTATCAACCCGCCATAATATCAATGCCGCCGGATTGAGCCCCGGCGGTACCTTTGCGCTAAACGGGGACGTTTATGCGCACACACAACGAGCAAATCACCTTGTCACAGATGCAGAAATGCACCTGCGATTTTCTGCATTCTGCGGTTTCCGTTAAGGAGGCCGTATGAACCTGCCATCAGACGGCATCAAACTTCATCGCGGCAACTTCGCAGCCATCGGGCAGCAGATACAGCCGCTACTGGATGCCGGCCAGTGCTTCCGCCTTCAGGTAAAGCCGTGGCGCGAAAAGCGCAGCCTCTCTCAGAACGCACTCTTTCACATGTGGATGGGAGAAATCAGCGAATACCTGATTAACTCCGGGCGCACCGACGCAACGCCTGAATGGGTTAAGCGTAACCTCAAAAAGACATACCTCGGATGCGAAGAAGTCACCTATACCGACTTCATCACCGGCACCAAAGAGACCACCTGGGAACCTCGGCATACCTCGCGCCTCGACACCGGTGAGATGCATATCTTCATGTGCAAAGTTGAAGCCTGGTGCGCCCAGTTCGGTCTGGCAGTGACTATCCCGTCCGGCTGCGAGTTCCAGCAGCTTCGCGATAAGCAGGAGGCATGATGCATAGTCCTCTCGCTAAAGTCATCGAGCGCGCAATCTTCCGCATGCCCGCGCGCCGCCGCCGGGCTGCCCCGGCACCTTCTGAAAGCCCAACCCTCAAGGGCTACACCGCCCGTCTCGTCGATCAGAAATGGCTGCGCCTGGCAGCAAGGAGGAAGCATGGCTGATTTACGCAAGGCCGCGCTCGGTCGTGAATGCCAGGTGCGAATCCCCGGAATCTGTAATGGCAACCCTGAAACCTCAGTGCTGGCCCACATCCGGCTGGCTGGCCTGTGCGGCACCGGAATTAAGCCGCCAGACCTGATCGCCACCATCGCATGCAGCAGCTGTCACGATGAGATTGATCGCCGCACTCACTTGGTTGATGCGGAGTATGCAAAAGAGTGCGCGCTGGAAGGCATGGCCCGCACGCAGGTTATCTGGCTGAAAGAGGGGCTTGTTAAATCATGAATGAATATCGCATCAGTCTCCCGTGGCCGCCGAGCAACAACCGTTACTACCGGCACAACAGAGGTCGCACGCACATCAGCGCTGAGGGCACAGCTTACCGCAACGCCGTGATGCAGATCATACGGGCTGGCTTACTGGACATTCAAACCGCCTCGCCGCTGCGAGTGCGCATCGAATGCCACATGCCGGATCGCCGCCGCCGCGACCTCGACAACCTGCAAAAAGCAGCCTTCGACGCTCTGACTAAGGCCGGATTCTGGCTTGATGACTCACAGGTTGTCGATTATCGCGTGCTGAAGATGCCCCTGCACAAAGGCGGGAAGCTGGAGCTGACGATAACAGAGCTGGGGGGCGCAGCGTGAGCAGAGAGCCATTCGATAACTATGAGCGCGATAGCCTGCTGCGTGCCGAAGGCCAGTACCGGCACCCTCGGGGCAAGCCGGGCGACAACACAGCACAGACCATCATCCGTAACAGTGAGCGCCGCAAGGCAAAGTCCAAACAGCCAGCAGGAGCAGCAGCATGAACCATCAATATTTGCAGTACGTGCGTGAACAGCTCATGGTGGCAACCGCCGATCTGAGCGGGGCGACGAAAGGGCAACTGGTGGTATTCGCGGAGAACGCGCAATTCACAGCGACGGCGCGCAGTCGTGGGCGTAAGAAAATCACTGACCCAGCAACCGGACGCATGGTTAACCCGTCTAGCCCGCCGATCCCCGGCCAGCAGTCCCGCGCTAAAGGTACGTCTATCGCCCTGGTCAGCCCGGTTGAGTTCGGCACCGCATCATGGCGGCGCGCGCTTATGTCGCTCGATGAGCACCAGATGGCCTGGCTGATGTGGAGCTACAGCGAAAACCTCCGGTTCGAATACCAGGTGGCGATCACTCAGTGGGCATGGGATGAGTTCAAAGCGAATCTCGGCGCGCGCAAGGTCGCCGGCAAGACAATGAACCGTCTGCAGGCGCTTATCTGGCTGGCTGCGCAGGACGTTAAAGCAGAGCTTGCAGGGCGCGAGACTTACGAATACCAGAAGCTGGCGCAGCTGGTTGGCGTTACGGCAAAGAACTGGTCTGAGACGTTCACAGAGCGCTGGATGGATATGAGGCGTACCTTTCTGAGACTGGACAGCGAGGCATTATTGCAGGTAACACGATCACGTTCACAACAAAAGGCGACAAATTCTGCACTAAGTCTTGCAAAACTGGATTAATAAGCTTATATTTCGTGTAAATCTGATATCGTCGCCATAGCTTTACAGGTCGACAAAAATTAAGAGCCTCGCCTTCGTGCGGGGCTTTTTCGTTTCAGGGCCGGAAGCTCATTTGGTATGAGCGGTCCCCTCATAAGGGAAGGGTAGACAGGTTCGAATCCTTCACGGCCCACCAAATTTGCCTGTAGCTCAGAGGAAAGAGCAACCGCCTTCTAAGCGGTTGGTCGCTGGTTCGAATCCAGCCAGGCGAGCCTAACCCAGCCAGGGTATCTTCGGACACAGAGCCGACATTGCCACACCCTCATATTCCCGCCTTGTGCGGGTTTTTTATTATCAGGCTCCGGGAATCAACTTCAGATGGCTTCGTTGTTAAATGCAGCCCGAGAGCCTGACCCTTTTACTTACTCACAGCACCCCGACTTAATCGGAGGTGAGAGAAATGTCCAACATGAGCAAATTAGCTTCTGGCGCTGCCTATGGCGCATCAGCCGGGACGGTAGCCAATGGCGTACTGACCCGGCTAAGCCCTGATGAATGGAGTGCCGTTGGCGTAATAGCCGGCATTGTTGTGGCACTTCTGACATTTGGCATCAACTGGTATTACAAACGCAAAACCACTCTGGCGCAGATTGAGTCTTACCGTCGCTGGCCTAACCCCGCAGCTTTTAAGGAGGAGTAATGCCCTTTTCAACTCCACTTCGCAGAAAGCTGGTCGGCGCTGCCGGAGCTGGCGCGCTTGCGATAGCAACCATTTTTATCGGCGGTAAAGACGGCGTTGAAGGCAGGAAGTATGAGGCCTACAAAGACGTCGCCGGGGTGTGGACTGTCTGCGATGGTCACACCGGTGCCGACATCATCCGGGGTAAAACCTACACCGATCAGGAATGCGATCGTCTGCTGTGGAAAGACCTGCAGCCAGCCAAGCGCACAGTCGACAGCCTGGTGAAAGTGCCCCTGGGTGAGTACCAGCGTGCCGCACTTTACAGCTTCGTCTTTAACGTCGGCTCCGATGCCTTCTCTAAATCTACTCTCCTGAAAAAGCTGAACCGGGGCGATCAGGAAGGTGCGTGCGAAGAAATGCGCCGCTGGGTTTACGCTGGCGGGATGAAGTGGAAGGGATTGCAGAACCGGCGGGAGATGGAGCGCTCCATGTGCCTGGCGGAGGGCAAAGATGACCTTTAGCTGGAAAACCATGCTCGCTGGCTTGCTGGTGGTGGGTCTGGTGGTTGCCGGTAAACTGGCGAACTATTACCACGGCCAGCTCACAGAAACCCGCTCATCATTAACCAAAGTTAATCGTGAATTAAATCTGGCTAAAGATGAAATCGTAGACATGCAGAAGCGCCAGCGTGACGTTGCGGCGCTGGATGCGAAGTACACACAGGAACTGGAAGATGCAAAAGCAAATATCAATCAGCTTGAGCGCGATGTTGCTGCTGGCAAGCGTCGGCTGCAGCTCAGCGCAACGTGCGGAAAGAGTGGAACG